CTGGTGCAAACCACGGATAGCTAACTTGGTCGCTTAATGCAATTGTACGCAACATCATGTGTGATGCTGGAACTACTGCGTTTGTACCACTTAGGTCAGTTGTAAATCCGTTTGGATAAAACACTGCACAATACTCGTCGTATGTAACAATACCTTTGTCACCGTTGTCTAGTGCGCCATTGGCATTTGTTCCCCAGTTAGTTAATGCAGTTGCATTAGCTGGTAAACGGAATGGAGTGTCACCAACAACAAACGATGTAACACCGCGATTCAAGTTTAAGTTATTCAAGTTGCTTAACAACTCTGGATAACCTGGGCAAGCAATCAAGTTAAAGTTACGGCGTTCTTCGTCACGAATCTCTGTGCTTGTATCAACCACTGATTTTAATGCTTGAATAACTACTTGACGTTGTGCAATACGACCAAATGTACCGGAACCGTCTTCTTGGTTACCGCTAGCAGTTACCCAACGATCAGTTGCGTATGCTGCCATTGATTGACCTAAATATCTAGTGTTATCTGCATTGACATTGATGTAGTTGTTTCTATATTTCTTAACATTACCACTGCTGCGTCTTGTGTTAAACAATAAGATGCCACGTGGATAAAGTGCTGGATCAGGACTATCTGGGTCAACAAAGATAATTTTCTGGATCTGCTGTGCTAATCCATAAGTCATTATCTACTAGTGCTGTTCCATCGCTTTGTGTTGTTGGCTTAGATGCTGCAACAATAGGACCTGCTGGATCAGTAGTAGGGAATACAGATTTGTATCCTTTCCATACTGTACCATTATGAACCATAATATCAACATCGCTAAAGCTTGGATTAAACCATAACTGGCCATCTGCTGCTTCGTTTAATGGAGCACTTGCTTTTACTTTAAAGTCGGTATCCGCAGTTGCCATCGGAACCCAGTTAGATGCTAGGAATGTTCCGCCATCACCTGCAGGCATTTCATATAAATTAGCAGTACCAGTTAGTGTTGACAAATTAAATGCGCTAAACACCTTGCTTAATGGTACGTTGGTACCGTCAGTGAATCTAATGTCACCGCCTGTTTTATGAACAATAACAATTTCATTGTTAGATGTAACACTGGCTTCAACTTGAGTTAATGCTAGTGCGTTAATTGCTGTTGCTAGTCTATCAGCATCGGCTGCTGTACCTGCTGCTGTAAATTGCACTGTTTTAGCTGAATCTAATGCTAATGTGCCTAACTTCATTTCACGTATTGTGAATGTGTTTAGACCAGCAGTAAATGTACTTGCGGCTACTACAGTAGAAGCAATACTTGTTTGGCCAACTTGTTTTCTTTTCCACACTCTAAATGTTGCGGTTTGCGGGGTTGAATCGTAACCAAAATCTTCTTCAAAGTTGTATTGAACAAATGCAGCATTTTTAGGAATTTTAGCACCGCCACCTGTTCTATCTAGATAATAGATAGCTGCGTGTGGTGTTGCATATAGTGATGCATCAACGGCTGTCCATAATGCTGTAGCTGTTGACCATGCCTTCAATCTCCAACGAGAACCAATATTTGCTTCAGTTGTCTTGATCCATACGCTGCCGCTTGGACGAGGTGCTGCATCAGTAGACTTAAACTCTGGAACAGAAGTATGTGGGCTCATTTGTAGTTGAGGACCATAATATGTGCCTGCGGTAAATCCCACGGCTGTCAAAATTGTTCCTGGATTACCACCACCACTAGCAATAACAATCGCATTTGACAGTGAAGAATCACCAACTAAATCGTTAGTGCCGTCTGTATACAACTGCACTCTGTCAAAGAATCTTGCTGCTTTAACACCGTTGATATTTAATGCATTGATAGCAGTAACTAAACTTGCTGCTGTTGTACCGTTAGCAGTAACAGTAACACCATTGATTAAGAAAGTTTGACCAACTGTAATTGTAGGACTTGTTACTGTACCTTTAACTGCTGCATGGCTTGCAGTCCAATCGTTTGAGCCTAGAAGCACCCACGCATCACCACCTAGTAGTGTTACATCGCGCTTATAGAACATTCTTACAGGCTCAGTTGTTTCTGAGTATGTTGCATTAGCTTCAGCAACCACTGCATAGTCTCCTGGAACACCAACACTGGCCTTAGGTGCGCGGCCGTATGTTGCGCTGTTTTCTACTTTAGTAGCATCGTCGGATGTTAATACAATAGGAGTCTTTGTTGCGAACTTTTGACCACCTGTTGTAGAACTGGCATTGCCGTTCCATTCGAAAATACCCCAAGCAGTGTTCTTGGTGTCTAACCACCAATCGCCATCATCTGGATTCGCTCCCGGGGCTGTTGTTGTACCTGCTAGTTCGTCTAGATTAATATCTGCACGAACAATAAATGCTGCATTAGAAACACCTAGCAAACTGTATGCTGATAGCAGACCGTATTCGTTTCTTTCTGAGCCGTGAACTGGTGTACCGCTTACTGTCTTTTCAAATAACGGTACGCCGTAGTTGTCAACTAAATCTCGTTGACTTGTAATTTTAAATGCTTTTCCTGCATTAGCCTTTGTCGTTGCAGCCGCTGTTCCTGTGCCTGCACCGTTTTTCTTATTCTGGCCTGTAGCCACTACGATCAGTGGTACTGTCCCTGGCTCTGCTGGCGTATAGAAGCTCTCGTCGATAACGGTTACTTCTGCGCCTGGTGAATTTAATGTTGCCATCTTGATAAATCTCCCGGTATTAATATACTCAATATATTTATTGTTAATTTGAAAAAAGGGTCGCTTACACCGGTATCAAAAGGGGCCAAAAAGGTTAAATATTTGCATGAGACCATTATGCAAGTGCGGTTTAAGGCCAGCTGCAATTAATTACCATAAAAATGGTAAAACATTTTATAGAAGTAAGTGCGAAAGCTGCTTATATGGTAATGATAGTTCAATACCTAGATGGTATCGTGCTGGCTACAAAATGAAAAACACCTGCGACAAATGTGGATTTAAAAGTCCACACAAGGAGGTGTTTAATGTGTTTCATGTAGACGGCGACTTGAATAACTGCCGTCCCACTAACTTAAAAACAGTGTGTTCTAACTGCCAACGGATTCTTCATAAGGAAGGGATCCAATGGAGACAAGGGGATCTTGTACCAGACTTTTAACTTGGGTAAACAAGTCGTCTATACTGCCACTATTCTCTAGTACATGATCAAACTTAGTGCCAACCCAAGCCGTTTCGCTGGCATGAATTCCTAATTTTTCAAGTTTGCTTCTACTAGTGGACCATGAGAAGTTACCATTTTCTCCACGATTTGCATTAACTGCATCTTCATACCATTCAGGTAGCTCACCGCGTCTAACCCATACAATGATACCACCGGCGTCTTTAATTGATTTGATTTCGTTAGGAAAGCGACAGTCACTAATAACAATATTGTCTGTACTTGATCGGAGTTTATTTTCTAGGCTAGCAATCCATATATCATCATGGAAACCTCTGCGACACACTTCAGTGCCCCATAGTTGAAGCATTAGTCTAGGAGTTAAGTTAGGCATATCTAATCGTTCTGCCCACCATGGATCCACTTGTTCACGCCATTCTCGGGCTTGCTTTGTGCGCCCTTCTAACATGGTTCTGTCCCATCCAAAGACATAACCCACTGCGTCTTTTAAAGTATTAGCAAAACTTTCACGTCTAAATTCATGAAAGTTTGTAAGGTAATCTGCTATTGTATCTTTACCTGAACCAATAAAACCGCACACGCCTATAATCATAAACTGTCCTCTAGATATGCTATTATGTAGCAAATCTGTAATACAGTCAAATATTTCTTAGCCGATTATAAACGAGTAGCCGTGGCCACCGGGTACCAACATTGTTAAATCTGTTGTAAGTTTTTCAATTTCAGCCGCTGCTTCGGACTTCATAGCTGCACCGTTAAGGCTTGATCCACCCTGTGGTCCTGCTAGTTGTGCAAACTTTTCGCGAGCTTGACCTAACATCATTTTACAGTTAGCTAGAGAATAGTCTTTGATCCACTGTCCGGCATAGGTGTCATTGATAATTGCACTGTCTGGGCGAGTATTGTATACCCATAGCATGAGTTCTTCTTCTGCTCTTGGGCGTTGCTGTAGAACAATCTTGCGGCTCTGCGGTACCCAATTAAAGTTAATGTAGGAACCAAACATTTTGCCTACCATTTCTTGATAGCCAGCAAACAGTTCATAGGTAGCTAGGCCGCCCATGTTAGTAGAACTTAATAGATAGGTGTTTGTGTAGGCTAGGTTGAATGGTTCAAATACGCTGCCGCCAGTACCACCGCCACTACGTGAACCAACACTACGTCTAAAAATTTGACGAACTTGTTGAATTTCTTTTGGAAGAAAATATTCATTCTGATCAATTGTAGTGATCAAAAATGCCATGCTTTCTTCAACGGAGTTATCACTGCGCTGGCGAAATACAGCCAATGCTCTGTCTAATGCAGTTTCGTAATGTTTTGGATCAAGTTCGATGTCAATCATTCCGTCACCTAGCATGGTGCGGCAATAGTCATAAACGGCTTGTTTGTCTGGATTAATTTGGCTCATACTGTTATTTATTACAACGGTAAATATACTACTATGCCAAGACTCAGTTTATACCGCCCTGAAAAGGGCAACGATTACAGATTTATAGACCGCAATATATGGGAGATGTTCCAAATTGGCGGTACAGATATCCTTGTTCACAAATATCTAGGACCAGGAGCTTCCGTACAGGGCGATACTCCCAGTACACCTGCGTATAGTTCTACAAATCCTACACAGATTCAGGATATGTTATTCCTTGAAAATAGAGACCGTAAGTATGATCCGGACATATATCTTCTTAGAGGTCATTATAATCTTCAAGATTTAGATTTTAACTTATCACAGTTTGGATTATTTCTTCAAAATGATACTATCTTTGTTACATTCCATATTAATGATACTGTAGAAAAAGTTGGAAGAAAAATAATGTCCGGTGATGTTATTGAACTTCCGCATCTAAAAGACGAATATGCGCTTAATGATCTGAGTTTTGCATTGAAACGATTTTATGTCATTGAAGAAGTAACTAGAGCTGCTGAAGGATTTTCTGTAACTTGGTATCCTCATCTATATCGTGCAAAGTGTAAACCACTAGTCGACAGTCAGGAATTTAAAGATATTCTTGACGGCGTTGCCGGCGAAGATACTAATCTTACACTGCGCGATGTTATGTCGACTTACGAAAAAGAAATGCAAATTACGTCTGCTGTGCTTGATCAAGCCGAAGCAGATGCGCCATATAGTGGCTACGAAACTGCTGCATTCTATACTGTACAGGTTAGAGAAGATGGAACTCCAGAATTAATCACTGTTGACAGCGATACCGTTGCAAGTTCTAATACTGCAATTGATGTTAGCTTGGTGTTACAGACCGCAGACAAGCTAGGCTATGACGGTTATCTATTAGGTCAAGGCATTGCTCCTAACGGTGCTCCATTTACCAGCGGCATTGCATTTCCACTTAATATGCAAGAAGGACAATATCATCTTAGAACAGATTATAAACCAAACAGATTGTTTAGATACACAGGAAAGTATTGGGCACGAGTTGAAGATGTTACTAGAGCAACTATGAGTAATCTAGGACCAAGTGACGTAACTTCCGGTCAACCCTTTGAAGGCAAGTCTGTTAGAAATAATCAGAAATCAACTTTTATCAATAATGAAGCAACGGCAACTATCAACGGTCATGTTGTTGAAGAACGTCAAAGTCTTACAAAAGCATTACGTCCAAAGGCAGATAATTAATGGAGGCTTATATGGACGACTACAACGATTACAAACGATATACAGCCGCAACTAACTGTAAATGCGGCTGTAAGAAACATTGCGGCCATAGCTGCCAAGATTGCGAATACTGTCCAGACTGTGAGTGCCCGGACTGCAAAAACGTCAGTGACAGCAAAGGATATAATTAATGGACTTTTTCTATGATGGCCAGATAAGAAGATATGTAACCCAATTTATGCGTATCTTTATTGGATTTAAATATCAATCAGGAGATGGGGAACATCGACATGTGCCAGTTATGTATGGCGACATGAGTCGTTCTGTTGCTTCGATTATCAAAGAAAACTCTGAAAATAAAATGATGACTGTACCTAGAATCAGTTGTTATATCAGTGGATTAGAACTAGATACTACAAGACTAGCAGATGCTAGCTTTGTCAGTAAGATGAATATTAGAGAACGTGGCTACAACGAATACGATAGCTTTGGCGATCCTATATATCAGGAAACTCAAGGTGCATCTTATACTGTTGAACGGTTAATGCCAACGCCATACAAGTTAACTATGAAGTGCGATATATGGACTTCTAATACTGATCAAAAATTACAACTATTAGAACAAATACTTGTGTTGTTTAATCCTAGTTTAGAAGTTCAAACCACTGACAACTACATAGATTGGACAAGTTTGAGTGTTGTTGATTTATCATCAGTTAACTTTAGTTCTCGAAGTATTCCAATGGGCACAGAATCAGATATTGATATATGCACGATCGAATGTTCAATGCCGGTTTATATTACACCGCCAGCCAAAGTTAAACGTCTTGGCGTTGTTAAAAATATTATTATGAACATTTTTAACAACTCGGGCGATGTACAAGATATTAACAGTCTTGTGTATAATGGTGATGCACCGTTGAAGTATAACACCACTCCGGGTAATTTTGGTGTGCTATTGTTAAAGAGTAACAATCAAATGGGCAACGACTACGATTTAAGCATTCTAAGTCCGGGCGAAGCGTTACAAACACTAGCCGACGATGTACCTGCTAAGTTAGGTAAGCGCATTGACTGGAACATTATATTACAACAACACGAAGGTTATCAGCCAGGTATTAGCAAAATTTACCTAATGCAGCCGAACGGCTATGAATTGCGTGGTACCTTTGTTGTCAACGAAGTTGACTCTACGTACTTGTTAGTGAGCATTGACGAAAAACCTTCTAATACAATTATTGCCGGTCGTACAACAATTGATGCAATCATTGATCCAGTTAAATTTAATCCAAAACCTGTTACTGCTGGTGCAAGATATTTAATACTGGATGATATTGTTACTACAAATAGAACCTATGATGCTGAACACGATAGTAATCCAACTACTGGAATAATAAAACCTGGTGTATGGGCATGGGATGATTTCTCTGCCGGTGCCTATGATATTATCGAATACACAGGCACTGGGTGGACTGTGGTATTTGATGCTAGTACTAACAACGGATCGACTCCAGTATACACGCAGAATCTTAAGACAGGTATCCAATATCGTTGGGATGGTACACAGTGGCTTAAGAGTTTTGAAGGCGAGTACAAGTCAGGTTACTGGCGCTTTAGGATGGATGCCTAATAAGTATTAGATGCAAAAACGTGCCGGCATCTTATTCTTATCATCGTTAACTAAACGCATTTTATTAGTCCACGAAAATACCAAGTGGACAGTGCCTACCTTTGAAATAGAAAGTAACATTTTCGAAGATGCTCAAACTCTAATCAAAAAATATAAGAACTCAGAAGGTAAAATACTACCAATTGAACTTTATCTTTCTGAAGACAAGGGCTTTGAATATGGAACATATATCTGTTTAGTGGAAGATGAATTCTTAACTACCGAAGCACGTACTATATGTTGGAGTGATTTAGATGAATTACCCAAACATTTACATACTGGATTAAAATCTACAATTACTAATCCGTTGATCAAAACAAAAATTGATACTGTATTAATAATGAGCCAAGATTATGACTTTGAAAATAAGTGATTTAGAACAATACCACAGCGATATTAAACGCTATCAACAAGCAATTGATAAATTAGCTGATCCACAAGATCGCCTACAATATCAAAGCCTGCTACGCGATTATAAAAATCAAGTCCACAAGATAGACACTGGACTAGAAAATATCTTTTACGAAGATGTAAAAAGAGTTATGTCACAACAGCGACATAACTCTTTGATCGTTAAAGAAATTAGACTCAAGCTAGAGTCTATTTCTAATTAAGCCTGCGCTTCACCCCAACGTAGAATCAAGTTAGCACTGGTTGCAGCACCACCAGTAACGTAAATGTTAATTGCTAACACGTCTGGACCATTTGGAAATGTACCTCTACCACCAATTGCTGTAGACGTTAATTCTTTCAATCCAGACAAGTCAATAACTTCTCGAGTACCTAGTGGAGCAACGAACGCAAAAACCTGTTCACCCGGTTGTGCGTATGCCGGTGCACTAAATGTTACTGCACCAGTTACCGCAGCGGTAACGTCTTTTGAGATTGTGATTCTAGTCTGTCCTGCACTAGGCACGTTAAATTCGATCTTTTCAACAACAGTACCTGGCTGTATGCTAGCAGCAGCTGATACAACATAACCTAGTCGAACTGCACTAACTTCGGTCGAAGTAAAAGTAGCTACTCTAATTCTAGAGCTAGGTGTGGTAGTGTAGCCTTGAATTGCAGTAGCTGCTGCAGATCCTGTGTTCAGCCACAAAATGCTAGAACCGTTGGCAATCTGTGCAAAACTTGGTTGACCGCCCTGCGCTGTTGATGTAAGACCAAACCAATTAATATCAGTAGTTGTAACTGGATAGTTAAGTGGATTCAATACACCCTCAATAACGAACGAGTTAGCACTTGCAGTACCTCCCACAATCTCCAGCGAGTTCAATAATAACTGCGCTCTGTTTAACAATTCACGTTCGCCTAAGTCACCAGTAATAGCGTTTGAAACACTAGGTGCTAGTCGAATAGCAAATGCTGTTGACTTAACAGTTGTAACTGCAAAGTTAGTAATTTGGTAGTTAAAAATATAACCGCGATCAGTGTCAAACTGACCGTCAATTAGATAGGCAGAACCCCAGTGGCTAATTAATGGACTTGACAGCACCGATACTAAGTTGACACCAGTACCAGCAGTGTGTATTGCGGCGGCGCCTGCTGTATATGTTCTTTGTGATCCAGAATTAAAGTTACTCAATGCAACTGCTCTCGATAGTCCGCCAAGCACATTACCAGTCTTAGAAGTATATGAAATAAGTTCATTATCAACATACACTGTACCAAAATCTGGGAATTGGTTACCGTCAATTAATGTCATACTCGTTGCAATTGCTGTTAATGTGACACTTAATTTATTTCTAGCACTTTCATTTAACACTTCGTAACGAACTGGTAAGTTACCAGTACGCATATAAGCTTCTGTGTTTAAATTATTACCTTTTAATCTATGTGCAAATACATAGTCACCGTTTGGACCACGGAACATCCAGTCGATAAAACCAGCACCGTACCAGCTATACTGCATACCAATCATCTGCATTTTTGTAATGTCGATGATGTAACCACTAGGTCCGGTACCGTCGCAGGTATCTTGATTCCATTCGTCTTGTGGAATTCTATAATCTTGAATTAAACAGACCTTTGCATTAACAACATTGCTTACACCACGGAAGTCAGGGTTAACTGTCAATGTTGTGTTGTTGGTAATACCAGTAACAACGTGAGTCATTCCCTTGATAATAATTCTATCACCTGCAACAACTTGGTCTAAAAATCTCGTATTTGTACCAGAGCATAGATTTGAATCTGCATTAATTGACACAGTACCTGCAAGTTGGAAAGTACTAGAGCGTCTTACTACAGCAAGTTCACGACCATTGTATTCAAAGAAAATACCGTTTTGATCATCAAACGCACCTGCACGTACTACCGCGCCATGCCATCCAATGTGGGCCATTTGACAACTAGAGCCAATAGTAGCAGTAACATTGCCTAGCTGTGTCTTAGCCCGTACTTTAAAAATACGCTCGTCTACTATTTCAACGGCGGAGTAATCATTGTTATATCCAGTGGTTATAACTCCGGTAATCCTAACAGTTGCACCAATTTGAAGACCGTGGTCGTTGTCGTCGACTGTGATAGTGATTAATGAATTTGAGGCCGTACTTTCTGCTGTTA